AAGCCCAGTGACCCCACGTTGACGTACTCAGGGTGGGAGCGGCCTCGGGAATAATCCCGGGGCCGTTTTCCTGTCACAGCGGTACTATATAGTCCCCTTCGGCACAGCAAGGAGGGAGACTATGGAAATCGACGCACTTTCCGAACTCATCGCTACGATGCGGACAATCGGCGCTGAACTGGCGCGGATTACTATAGAATTGCAAAAATACCGTGAAGACTGTAGGGAGCGGGATATGCGGTTTCGAGAGGATATGGAAATCCGCCGGATCAACATGGGCCAACAGGCCCAACGCAAGTTCCTCGATAACCAGAAGCGGCGTAGTGGAGACAGACACTACGGGCCGCCCGAACTGGTGAAAGATGACGAACATACGTGACGGTATCTACGATCTGCTCGCGAACGTAGAAATCGATACGAAAGAGGAAGGGAGAGTCAGGGTCGATCCTTGGCTCTCCCAGCGTATGTGCATCGATACAATATCGAAAGGACTGCAAGATGGGGTCCACGAGTTTGTCATTCTCAAATGCAGACAGGTCGCAATCACTACAGTATGCTCCGTTATCGAGCTTTTCTGGGCCTTATCCAACCCCGGAACTCAAGGAGCCATCATCGCAGATCGCTCCGACAACCTTGAGCGCCTACGCCGGATATTCGCTAGTCTACTTGGAACTCTTCCCCGAGAGTGGAGAGGAAGAGAACACGAAATCATCCAAAACAACAGAAACGGGATAGCGTTCGCTAACCGTTCCGTTATAGATTTGCTGGCCGCCGGATCGAACCCGGACCTCGGGGCGAGCCGAGCACTTAATATGTGTCACATGACGGAGTGTGCGCAATGGAGAAGCATGGCGGGTGTCGAATCACTGAAAGCCTCCTTGGCGCGGAAGAACCCGAACCGACTGTTCGTGTGGGAGTCCATCGCCAACGGACTAAACTGGTACTACAAAATGTGCCAACAAGCCAAACAGGACCGACACATGAGGTTCTTGTTCATTGGCTTTTGGGCGTGTCCAACCTATTCGATTCCCCGTTCCGACGAGGACTATAAGATATACTGGGATGGCCGCCTTACCGACGAGGAACTTCAGAAAGCTCGTTTTGTTAAGAAGAACTATGGCTACACCATTACGCCAGAACAGATTGCATGGTGGAGGCGGGAAGCTGAGTTCAAGCAAGAAGAATACATGCTTCGGCACTACCCTTGGACCGAAGATGAGTGTTTTATTGCCTCCGGGACTAACTTCTTTCCGGCTAAGAGGACTCTTGAACTCGGTCAATCCTTGGCATCGCCTCTGCCGTATAAAGCTTACAAGTATACGTTCTCCGACGAGTTCTTGGCTTCGCGCATTGAACAAACCACCAAGGCCGAAGAAGCGCAGTTGCGCGTCTGGGAGCCGCCGCAAGACAACGGAATCTACGTTATTGGTATTGACCCCTCGGGGGGCGGTGGCGGTGACTCTGACGACCATGCCATAGAGGTTCTACGGTGTTATGCGGATAAGGTTGTGCAGGTGGCCGAGTTTCAATCCAACAGACCACTTACTTATCAATTGGCTTGGGTTCTGGCCCATCTTTGCGGAGCGTATCGCAATCATATGGCAAATTTGGAGGTGACGGGAATCGGCGCGGCCGTAATGCCCGAAATCCGCAACCTTCGTCTGATGGCAGAGAGAGGTATGTTAGTTGCCGACCCGGGTTATAACTCGGTTCTAAATATGATCGGATGTGTACGGTGGTATCTTTGGTCCAAGCCAGACTCTATGGGAGGAGCCGGGAATGTCGTCAACTGGAAAACTCACACGGACAATAAGCAGCAAATTTATTCGGAGTTACGTGACAGTCTCATGCTTCGTCGTGTCGAGATTCGTTCACTTCGCCTTGTTCAACAGATGCAAGCCATTATTGACGATGAAGGATGGTTGGGGCCGGGACCCGATACTACTGAGAATGATGACCTCGTATCAGCTATGGTGCTGGCGCACCATACATGGGTTGAATGGAAACGACCTATGCTGGTAGCCCAGAACAAGACTTGGGAGAGCCAGAACAAAGAGCGGCCGAAGGGCGATGCGGGTACTATGTTATCCTTTGCTTTCTCCCAGCACATGCAGAAGATCAACCGGGAGGCAAACCGGCGGCGGGAGAAGTTCTAATGCCTATCGTGAGGACCTACCAATGTCCCGAATGCTTCCTAAGATTGGACCAAACCTTGGACGGGAGCCAGTGGGAACAAGGCCCCCCAGAGTGTCCAAACTGCTCCGCAAAATCGATGCAACAGGAATACAAGCCCGTAGCTCTCGGTGGCTCGAACAGATCGAAAGCGACGGCCCTAGCCGAGGATATCGCGGCGCAAGACTACAACGTCGCGGATATATCCCTCGATGGAAAAGGGGGCCGAAACAAGGTTAGGTATAAGGATCAAGCAGAGGCCACGAAATCCGTATGGACGGCCGCACAAGACGCTATCCAAGGAGCGATATCGGCTGGACGGGAAAGTCGATTGAAGTATGGCTCTGGCTTAGACATCTTGCAAAAGAGTCTGAAGGATGGGACGCAGCCCGATCTTATAGAGCTATCGAAAAAGCGTTCTATGAGGATATGGTAATGCCTAAACGCTGGGTCGTGGTTGCGCACGACGACCAGCGAGACTACCGTACAATATGTCCTGTCTCCTTTGATAGCCGGGAGCAGGCAGAACGGCTGGGCGAGGTGATGGCCCGATTGGTCCCTCCGTCCCTACGTATTACGGTAGAAGAACGCGATGTTGAGGATTCCGAAAACTGAGCTTTCGCTCTGGGCGCGGGAACTGGTCGATGAGTGCATGGCCTCGGCTGGCGAACGCGCTATGGTTTATACGCGCGCTGCGCAGTATTACTACTGCGGTTCTTACGACTCGCGGGCCGCCCTCCACAATAAAATTAAGCCTTTTATTGATCGTCTGGGCGGTTTCCTTATGCAAGCCAGCGACGTTCGTTTCCAGTTGGTATTCGATAGTTCAGAGCCAGAAGACGTACTTAAAAGGGCGGAACTGACCAGCGAAAAGCTTACGGCCGATTTCCGGGAAACCGACTCCGACATCTCCTTTGCCGACGCTGTAATATGGGCGCTGGTCAACGGTAGCCAGATTCTCAAGATTCGCCCTGACGGACAGGGGTTCCGCTATGCCCAAGTTCACCCGCAGAATTTTGGAGTATTATCCGAGACTATACAGTCAATTGACGAGCAGGAAGCCATCTGTCACGTCACCTTCCCCACAATCTCCCGAATCTCAAGCTGGCTTGACGACATCGATCACCCCCGAAAACGGGACATCATGCGTCAAATCTTCGAGTCCCGGCAGACTGATAAGGACTCAGAGCAGCCGGAATATTTTCATCAGCTTGTGGTCGGAGGGTTGCAGCCACTTGGCAATATGGACAGTGACCCCCCAAGTGCAGCAGGAATTGTTAACGTCTTTCCTGTTCCGACGCCGTGGAGGCCCCAACGAAGGGTATCGCGTACAGTACGGCACTGTGAACTCTGGATTAAAGACCGTGATCGAGACGGAGACTGGACCACGCTCCAGTTGATCTACCCGGACATTATCATAGAAGGCGACAACACCCGCCGGAACATATCGCGGATACCGGGGAAAACACCCTTCGTTAAAGTCCAGCCTTCTTGCACCCCCGGCTACTTCTGGGGCCGTTCGCGCATTGCGGACGTGCAAATGCTACAGGATGTAGTGAATAAACGGCTACGGGACCTCAAGATCATCTGGGATAGAAACGCTGCGGCTCCGATGGCCTTCAGCGGTTTTACGGGGATAACGGAGGAAATCTACTATAAGCTCATGTCCGAGGGAGGGTTCGTCAATGACAGCAACCCTAATGCAAAAGCTGAACCTCTGGTTCAACCGCCGCCTCCCAACTACTTGGACGAACTCGAATTTATCTGGCAAATGTTCGATGAAGCCAGCGGATTCACCCCCATTATGTCCGGGCAAGGGGAACCCGGAGTCAGAGCAGGAACTCATGCTCAGACATTGGTGCGAACATCCAGTCCCCCACTTATTACACAGGCCGCCGCCATCGAGAGACAGTTAGCCGATGCGGGATATCTGGCTGTTAAGGTCATGCAGGCGGTGGACCCGAGCGTTTACATTACCGATTCGGGAACCCAGTTCCTCTTGGCCCAGCTACCGGAGAACTTCCAAGTCCAAGTGGACAGTCATTCCGCCAGTCCCGCCTTTGCGGAAGACAATATGCAGAAGGCCGCCGCGCTGTTCAAAGCCGGGGCTATAGACGCCGAAGACCTGTTGCATCTGGCGCACTTGCCCGGAACCGACTTGTTCCTTGCGCGCTTGAAGGAGCGTCAGAAGAAGATGGCGCAGGCCGCCCAGCAGCAAGAGCAGGCCGAAGTGGTGAAGGGTCTTCTCGGGATTCCCGGTGGCAAGGCCGCTGGTGGACAAAAAAAGCGGTAGGGGATAAGCTACAGTATGGCTTTCACTGATAGCGGCGATCAAGGCAGCGCGGCACCCCCCGGTGGAGGTCCACCTCCCGGCGGCGGCGGCTCTGGCGCTCCACCTCCCGGTGGTGGTCCAATCCTGCAACAACTACAGCAGCAACGGCCGCAACCGTCAGCCCAAGGCATGGGCAACATGGCGGACGGCCTGAACCAGATTAAGCTTGCTGCTCAGATGATCCAGATGGCACTTCCGAGCATCCAGATCGGGACACCCTTGCATACGTCCGCAATTAATGCTCTACGGCAGCTTACGCGGCATATTCAGAACCAAGCCCCTCTGGGGCCGCAACAGACGCAACTACAGGACATGCTGCGGATGAACATGCGCAACCAACTGATGTCTCAGATCATGCAGCGTCAGGGCGGAAGCGCACAACCGATGGGTGGAGGGCCGCCACAGCAGGCCCCGAACCCGTCTACGCCATTACCGGGAGCCTAAAACAACCCGATCTTGCCCAAACGGTGTGAGCAGACCCAAATGAGGCAAGATTATGGCACAGAATCGAAGCTACGACCCCCCGATTTCCACACCGCCCGAGACTCCACCTCGGACGATCCTTCAGGTTGATACGCAGAACGAGCATTCCGAATGGGGTGCAATTCCTTCTGTAGTTCCGAAACCAGAGGGCGGGGTGCCGCTCCAACCGAGTATTATCGGTAAAACCAACTCTGAAGGCGGCGGACGACGATAATGGCCCGTCAGAATCAAGACGGGTCGTGGACCTACACGCCCGAAGAGAACCTCTACCTTAACAACCGGCGGCAAGTTGCCGACTTTTCCGACTCGCTCTTTAACGATCCGGCACTCAATAAGGACGTTAAAGCGATCATCAAGCGGAAATATCCCAATATTCCGATTCCTGACTACGATATAGAACAGCGAATCGAGGGACGTTTCGCGGAGCGGGACAATAAAGAGCGCGAGGCCGCCGAGTCCAAGAAGCAGGCCGAAGATAACGCCAAGTTCCAAGAAGCCCGCTCAAGCACCCAGAAAAAATACGGACTAACCGACGAGGCGATGGAACGCCTCGAATCCATGATGGTCGAGAAAAATATCGGTGATTACGATGCGGCTGCGACGTATTTCGCGTCAAAGGAGCCGAAGACTTCCGAGGCGAGTTGGGACGAATCGCGGTGGCATCACGAAAAGGCTGCGGGTTTCGATGAAATAGCCAAAGACCCGGAAGCATGGGGGCGGACCCAGATTTTAAGTGCGATCCGTAAGGATCAAGAGAACTCGCGGGGCGGGAGGTAACATATCATGCCGATTCTTGGCGCAGGAATTATTCCGGGCGGACCCATAGGGTTCGAGCTAGAGGCTACAGTACGCCGCGTCTTCGCGCAGATGGTCGTGATTCTGATTTACAAGCAGAACCCGCTCCTCGCGCTACTTCTACGGAACGCGATACGCGCTTCCGGCGGTGTAAGCCCTTATACTCAACCAGTTCAAACCGGAAAGTACGTACATTCCTCATGGATTGGTCCCGCTGGTCAGTTCGATATTCCACCCGATGTGGCCGCTACGGTAAACGCTCAATTTAATATGTGTGCGTTGGCCACCCCGGTCACAACTTTTGGTTTGGAGCAATTGGTAACACAAGACGCGATTGCAGTCACATCGCGCTTGATGCTCAAGCTGAATGATTTGAAAAATTCTGCCCTAGAATCTCTGGCTGACGCTCTGTTCGACCCGGATGGCAATGACGGCAACGTTCTGCGCATGTTCGGCTTGCAGAATGCCTACGGTGACTCCGACGCCAATGGCGTCTACGGTGGACTGTCCAGAACTGAGTTTCCGCGCTGGAAGGGACTCAAGATTACTGGCGCAGGGAATATCCTAACCCGCAAAGCATTCATTCCCAATCTTCTCAAAGCTGTGAAGAATAGCGGCGGTGAAGCCCTAGACTTCGTAGTTATGTCTATCGAAGACTGGACCGAACTGATGACCGACTTCATGGGGGTCGAGCGTTATAACAACGATCCCTCAAGTCGATGGGGCAAGGACGATCCAGTAAATAGCGGGTTCAGGGGACTTTTACTTGGCGATACCCCGTTGTTCTTCGACCTCAACTGCCCCAAAGGCGTAGCTTATGGGTTCAACAGTAAATATATTACGCTCGTTATTCACGAGGATGCCAACTTTGCTTGGACAGGCTGGTATTCTACTATACCTCAAGGACAAATTGCGAGCGTTGGTCTTACTCTTACTGCACTAAACTTGGTCTGTTCTAAGCCGCCGACAGGTCTAATCTTGGAGGGTATCACAAGTGCCTGACATTGATGTCGTAGTCTCCCCGGACCACTTCATCGACGGTGCTTCCGGGCGGTTCCGCAAGACAGGCTTTAACGGTCTGCCGCGCATCAAGTGCGAGTCCGGCGGACACTTTCAGGTTCATTCCATAGATGTTGAGGGCAATGATGCCTTCGAGGCGTTCGGCGGCAGCAATCCGCGTCCAGTCATGGCCGATGGCTTCCGTATAACTCCTGCGGCGCAGGCGTGGAAGTCAACCGCTCCGGTAGGACCCGATCAGATCAAGAATCCCGGCTCTGGCTGGCCGCCTCCAAATTGGCCGCCAAAACCGCCACCCGGAAGCGCCTTCCAAGAAGGCGTTGTTGCGGTATGGCCCACTTGGTCCTCTACCACAGACTTCAATCCGTTCGAGTGGGGCGGTGACGGTGACGGTGACGGTGACGGAGATGGCGACGGGGATGGAGATGGAAATGGTAACGGTGACACCGAGCCGGTTGAGCCGGGGATTGCTCCATTAGCCGCTAGAACCGCTCCAACTGATCCACCACATACTCCACGAACGCGCGGCCGACCAAAGCACAAATGACGGATGGCCCTAGAGCAATATGTTTCCGAGGTTCAGGACCTCCTTAGCGATATGGGATCGCAGTTCTATGCGGTCCCAAGGCTCATTAATTACATCAATCGTAGCCGCCGCCGGATTGCCGCTGTGTCCGGTTGTATTCGCGTCATTCCCCCGGGAACTCAGACCGTCGCGAAACAGGAGGTCTATCCGTTTTCCCACTGGCTTCCGTTAGTCCAGCAGACTCGTCCCAGTCAAATTCAGAGTATTCTATCCTGTAGATCGCTGGCCATTGCCATAGGTCGTGGAGGATGGAAGCCAATGTGGCGTCGAGTTCCTTGGACGGATTTTCAAGCCAGATTTCGCATTTATAACGGGACATTTTTCGGCACCGTAAGTGAACCGGGATGGTATGCTCAATATGGAGAAGGCCCGGATGCCTCTCTATATCTTGCGCCGATCCCGGGTCAGATCACCCAGATGGAGGTGGACCTCACTCTAATCCCGAGTCCGCTTCAAACCGACCATGACTTAGAGCCTATACCTTATCCGTGGCGCGATGCGGTAAGTTGGTGGGCCACATGCTTGGCCTTACTCGGTCAACAACGACCGCAGGATGCGGCCGTAATGGCTACGATGTTCAAAGATGACATGCCGATGGCCGCCGCTGTGGTCTGTCCG